ACGGCCGACCACCTCCCGCAGACCACTGCCAGCCGAACCGAAGGCACCTTCAGCATGAGCAGCACCAAGGCGACCATCAGTCGCATCGTCCACGTCCTGGTCGACCCCGCCGAGAACAACGGCTGCGACATCGCCACCGGCATCGTCTCGCGCGTCTGGGGCCCTCCGACCATCGGCCCCAGCGGCCTGGAGTCTCAGACCGTCAACATCCGCGTCATCGGCGACAACAACGAGGTCAGCTGGCTGACCTCCATCCGCCTGTACGAGAAGCGCCCCACCGACGAGCAGCTGGCCGCGATGAACCCCGTGAACCCGAAGGGTTACCGCACGGCCGCCTTCTGGCCCCCGCGAGCGTGACCATGAAACTCCCCGCCATCGGCGAGATCGTGCACTATCGCAGCTACGGGACGCCGGGCGGTGAGTACGGCGCCGAGTGCCGAGCCGCGATCGTCACCGAGCACACCGGCGACCCGGATCACCCTGATCAGGTCGGCCTGTGCGTGCTGAACCCCACCGGGCAGTTCTTCAATCGCGCCGTCGACCACCACGGCGGCGACGGCGAGCATGGCGATCCACACTGCCCGGACCGGCCCTACCACGGCAACCCGTTCCGCTACTGCGCCTGCGGCTGGACCGAACCGGCGTACAAGGGCGGCACCTGGCACCGGCCCGAGCAGACATGAGCGACGTCCAAGACCCCGACGCTCACAGCACCGGCTGGTCGACGAGCCGCGGGCGTCAGTACGAACCCGACGCGCGCCGGACTGCTGAGGTGAAACTCGGCCTGTTCCACGGGGACGACTGCACCTGCAAGAAGCTGGGGCAGCCGGTGTGCCCGGTCGTCATCGACCCGCTCTGCCCCGGCCACAAGGAAGCCCTGCGAAAAGCCGCGAAACCACAGGTGATCAAACCCGAGCCGATGCGCCGGGTCATCATCACCTGGCCAGCGCCAAGGGCGGACGGCTTCCCGCTGATGGGGCGGGAGATCACCGCTCACGACTACGACACCGGCGAGCAGATCCTCACCGCCACCGGCCTGAGCATCTCCATCGGCGGCAAGTCTTGGCAGCCCGGAGCGATCACCGCCGACCTCACTCTGCACGTCGACGCCGAGGACCAGCCGTTGGGCCCGACCGACCGGGCCGTCCCGACCGAGGACGAACGCGAGGTCCGGACCGCCGTGTTCCGGTTCCACGTCGTCGAGATGCGTACCGCTCCGCCGAAGACGTCCTGACCGCGGCGCGCGCCGCCGTCACCTGCAGACCGGGGGTGGGCGTGGACGGCGACACAGTCACGCTGAACCGTGGCGCGTGGCCACCTCCGGGTGTCTACGGCTGCGTCAAAACCAAAGGCCTGGTTCCGCTGCTGATCCGACTGGTCACCCGGTCGTGGGCGGACCATTGCTTCATCGTGATCGACGGCGGCGACGTCGTCGAGGCGGAGCCCGGCGGCGTCCGCGTCCGGCCCATCTCCGAGTACAACGGCCGCGCGATGGTGCTCTCCACCGATGAGCCGATGACCGCCGTGCAGCGGTCGGCCGTCGCCGGCTACGCCGCGGCGAAGGTCGGTGTCCCTTACCACTGGACCGCCGACGCCGCTGACGGCCTGGCCGCGCTCGGGCTGCGATGGCGCCTGCTCGGCAAGTTCGAGAGGGGCCGGCGCGCGGTCATGTGCTCCGAGCTCGTCGCCCAGGCCGGGCAGGCCGCCGGCCTGAACTGGCTGTGCGGCCAGACAGCGCCCTGGCAGGTCACGCCAGCCATGCTCGCCGCGCGCGCCACTGCGCGCCGCCTGTGGCACCTCCCTCTGTTCTGATTGATCACCGTCGCGCCCGCGTGCGCGACCTCCTGAATGGAGGCGCCGTGGGCGGCTTCGACACACTCGTTCCCGGACCCGCCCCGGCCGTCACCAACCGCGACTGGGTACGCCAGGGGGCTGCCGCCGTCAGCGGCGGCGACCTCGTCCTCACCGCGGCCGGCGCCGGAGCCGTCGCAGGATCCTCGTTCTACGCCGTCCCGCTCCCCACCGACGGCCTCACCGTCTCCTACACGGTGTCCATCGGCGGCGGCTCGGGCGGCGCCGGCCAGTGCCTGGTCCTGGCCGACCCCCTGCAGACCGGACCGGCAGCGCTCGGCGGCTCCGGCACGGCCCTGGGGTTCACTGGCATCCCCGGTGTCGCTGTCGCGCTGACCACCGACGGCGGCGTGAACCAGCTCTCGATCGTCAGCTCCTCGGCCACCCAGAGCGGCGCCCCCACGGTCCTGGCGTCCACGACCGCGATCCCGCCGCTGCGAACCGGCACTCACAACGTCGCGGTCACAGTCTTCGGGAACACCATCTCGGCCTCGGTCGACGGCGGCACACCGATCTCGGCCCTCGTGCGGATCGGCTCGGCCGCGTTCGTCGGCTTCACCGCCGCGAACAGCAGCAACGACGACACCCACATCGTCCGCAACACCGTGATCCTGGCCGCCGGCCTGGTCCCGACCCCGCGCGACCGCGGCGCGGTGTCCCAGGCGCTGCTCGGCGTCGCCGGCGGAGTCGCCACCCTGGACTCCAGCGGGCTTCCGGCACAGAAGGTCAAGACGCCGTGGCGGTTCGACGTCACCGCCTACGGAGCCGTCGGCGACGGCCAGGTCGTCACCGATGGCGCGATCACCAACGGCAGCCACAACCTCGCCTGCACGACAAGCCACCAGTTCACTGCCAACGACGTCGGCAAGCCCATCCTGGTGCTGCACGCCGGCACCGGCGGCACCACGCTGTCCACGACCATCTCCGGGTTCACCGACTCCGGGCACATCGCCCTGACCGCGGCCGCCGGCGCGACGGTCGCCTCGGGCGCGATCGTCATGTGGTCCACCGACGACACCGCGGACATCCAGGCAGCGATCAACGCCGGCGCCGTCTTCGCGACCGCGTTCACCGCCCCGCAGGTCGGCATCGTTCCGGGCTATGAGGTCTACAGCCCGCCGGGCCTCGGCTCGTACTACGGCGTCAACGGCCCGCTGATCACCGGCGGCTCCACCCTCGGCAACGGCCAGCTGACCATCCCCATCGTCGCCGAGGCCGCCCAGGGCGTCACCTGCCGGATCATCGGCGTCGAGTCCGGCGCCAAGACCCGCTACTGGAACCAGGCCGTCCCGGCGATGACCGCCTCCACCTGGCTGTCCTACGGGATGTTCGCCTCGGCCGGCGCCCAGAGCACCTCCGCCGCCAACGGCCGCCCCGCGATGATCTCCGGACCGTCCGGCGCCAACGGCTACGGCGTCGTCGCCGCCCCGCTGCCGAAGTTCAGCAACCTGACGCTGCACATCAAGAACATGTCACTGCTGACCGCCCACTCCACCAACGGACTCGGCTACGACGCGGTCAACGCCCACGGCTGCGCCCGCATGATCCTGGAAGACATGTCCTGGGGCACCACCGGGACCGTCGTCGGCAGCGACTACAACTCCCCGGCCGGGTTCGCCAACGGCAACTCCATCGGCATCACGATGCCAGCCAACGGCAACAACGCCCTGAACTCCGTCACCCGGGCCATCTGCCAGGGCGGCTACACCTACGACATCCTCGCCACCGAACACACCGTGTTCGGTGAAGGCTGCATCCTGCTCTACGGCTGGGTCGGCCTCGGCCTGGTCGGCACCTTCGGCGACGGCGGCAGCGGCGTCGGCGCGCTCCACGCGGTCAAGGCCCCGCAGCTATGCGTCGAGGGCTGCTCCTACCCGATGAGCATCGTCGGTCCCGGCTCCGCCGGGCTCGGGCCGATGTTCCGCGGCTGCCTGGACACCGAGGGCACCAACCAGTTCCGGGAGCTCAACACCGGCGGCGCGGACGGCCTGGCCAGCGCGTCGGCCCTGGGGGAGCTGCGGCTGTCCGGCGCGAACGGCGCGATCTCCACGACCTTCCCGACTGGCATGCAGATCATCAACGACCTGCAGGCCTCCGGGCCGGTGGCCACGCCGAGCTACACCCTCGGAGCCGCCCAGATCAACGCCTACTGGCGCTGGGCGACCGTCATCCTCAACGGCGGCACCGTCACCGACGTCAAGGTCTCCACCCTGATGGGCGGCGGCGCCGCACCGACCACGACGACCGTCTGGACCGGCGCGATCACCGCCCCGATCACCATCCGCATCCCACCCGGCGGCTGGTGGCAGATCGACGGGTCCGTCAAGCCGACCGTGAACACCTGGACCCTCGACTAAGGAGACGCCGTGCAGGACTACCGCACCGTACGCCTCCACGACGGGCCCGACTGCCTCACCTGCCAGCCGGACCAGCCAGGCCACCACCTGTGCCAGCACCCCAAGTGCAACGAACTCGCCGAGCTGCAGTACCCCCGGCACGCCACCGCCCAGGAGTACGCAGCGCTGCCGGAGGAGTTCCAGCCGATCGACGGCGTCGCCCACCAGGCGGTGTTCGTGTGCGGAGACCACGAGCCCGACCCGATCTGCGGCGCCGTCGACCACCCGGCGCCGCACCTGCTCGGGGAGCACCCGGCCGAAGCGTGTACGCGGTGCGGGGTCGGGACCGGCGAGCCGTGCCTGAAAGCCAACGGCGCCCCGCGGTCCCTACCCCACGACGGCCGCACCACCGCCGAATCCCCGGCAACCAGCGGCGCGTGCCGCCACGTCCACCGCGAGGACTGCCAGGGCATCGGTGCCTGTGCCTGCCGCGCCGAGGACGAGGCCCCCAACCGGCCCAAGCGCATCATCCCCGCGCCCCCGGAACCGGGCACGCCCCCGATGCACGTCGGCATCGCCGGGCCGCTGGCCGCGTTCTTCGCAGGCCACGGCATCGACATGAGCCGGGTGGCCAACCTGAGCCCCGAGCCGGGGCCCGACGGCACGATGCTGCTGCGCGCGACCATGCTCGTGCACGACCCCCACGGCAACCCGATCTTCGACGCCCACGGCCAGCCCGCGACCGAGACCGTCGAGGTACCGTTCCAGCCGATGCCAGAGGGCATCCGCTCGATCCCGCCGCCTGATGGCCATGCAGCGGCCGCCGTCTGACGAGCTCCGCTGCATCGCCCCGACCAGGAAAGGCAGCCGCTGCCGGCGGGCCGCCCGAACCGGTAGCGACGTCTGCCACGTCCACGACCCCGACCGGCCGAAACAGGCCATTGCGCCAGAGCAGCGGTGCGCGGGCACCAACATCGACGGCCAACCCTGCGGCGCCCGTGCCGACATCGGCCCATGGTGCAAAACCCACGCCTCTCACCCGCCCGGCCACACACCACCGGACGAACGGCGCTGCACCGCCATCTCCACCGGCGGCACCACCCGGCCCGAACGCCGCGGTGAGCGGTGCCGCCAATGGGCATCGCCCGGCCAGAGCGTGTGCATCTACCACGGGGGCGCAGCACCCCAGGCTCGTATCGCCGCCCAGCGGCGGATCGCCGAACAGGAGCTGCTGATGGAGGCTTCGAACCTCGTCGGCACCCCGGTGGACAACCCGCTGACCGAGCTGGCCGCCGTAGCCGGCCGGGCGCGGGCCTGGATGGAACTGATGCAGTCCCGCGTCGAACTGCTCCTGCAGATCGCCAACGACGACACCGAAGCCGCCGCCAGCGAACGCGCCGGCGGCATGCGCTACCGGGACACCTCCGGCGAGCAGCTGCGCGCCGAAGTCGGCCTGTACGAGCGCGCCATGGACCGGCTCGGGAAGTTCCTGACCGACTACGCCCGGCTGGACATCGACAACCGCTTGGCCGCCATCACCACCAGCCAGGCCGACCGCGTCATCGACGCCATCGACGCAGCGCTCGCCGCCGCTGGAATCCACGACAAGACCCAAATCCAGGCCGCCAAGAAGGCCGCCGCGGCCAAACTGCGCGTCCTCCCCACCTGAACCACCAGCCCGGGGGTGAGGCGTGGACGCCGCCCTCGCACAGGCCGCCGACCGACTCGAAATCGAAGAGAAAGAGATCGACGTCTTCGCCGAGCTCGGCTTCGAACCGGTCTGCAAGCCCCGCGAACTGGCCAAACTCGACGGCGTCCCCGCGCACCTCCTGCCCGAACCCTGCGGCACCTGCCCGCAGGAACGGTTCCTGAGCCTGCCGGACGAAGACCTCGACGTGCTCTACGGCGGCGCCGGCGGCGGCGGTAAGGGTGGCCGCTGTCCGGACCGTACTGCACCGTCGTATGATTCATCCATGGAAACCAGGGTTCTGACTCCGAAAGGCTTCAAGCTCATCGGAGACATCGCTGTCGGCGACGCTGTGTGCAACCCCGACGGCACTACCGCCAAAGTCATCCGCGTGACGGACAACGGACCCAAGCAGTTCTTCCGAGTCACGCTCGCCGACGGATCGTCAGTCGAGGCCGATGAAGACCACTTGTGGGCCATCTCCATCTCGGGAAACCGCAAGCGCCGTGCGCAGGACGTCCCGATCATTCCCTCGGGGCTTCGTCCCGAGGACGAATGGAACCTCCGGGTCCAGAGCCGTTGCCGCATCGTCAACACCGTCGAGCTCCGGCAACTGACGCTTCGCGCGGCCGATGACAAGGCCCACGGAACCACCCCCCGCTACGTTCAGATCCCGCTCACCAACCCGGTAGCCCTCACCGGCGTTAAGGGGCGATGGGAAGTATTCAGCCCGTACATCCTCGGAGCGCTCATCGGCGACGGCAGCATCAGCACCGCTTACGTCACCATCACCGGGATCGACGAGTCGATTTTCGAGCGCATCCGCGCCGAGTTGCCGTCCCACCTCCAGCTTGTGCTGGGCTCCGACGACCGCTGCCCGGTCTACTCGATCACACGTAGCCAGGTAACCACGGACGAGGAGTCGTCTGCGGCCTTCCTTGCCGAGCTCGACCGGCTGCTTCGCCTGCGCCACTGGCGACAGGCAGACCTTGTCACTGCCGACACCGGCACCCAAGCATACCTGTCAGCGATCATGAACGGCAGGAAGCGCCCCACAACGAAGTTCATTGCGCGACTGGACGAAGTGCTGGGTGCGGGCGGGACGCTCAACGCAGTACACGCAGACCAGCCGGGATCCTCCGCCACAGACTTGCTACACCGGGATGGCCTGGCCGGACTTCGGTCGTGGGAGAAATTCATCCCCGAACGGATCAAGACTGCTCCCGTCGCGGACCGGTACGCGTTCGTTCAAGGTCTCATGGACACCGACGGCCACATGGACGAACGCGGACACGTCGAGTTCGTCAGCGTCTCCCAGCGGCTGGCCACGGATCTGCAAGGCATCCTGCGCTCTCTCGGCTGCCGAGTGACGCTCACAACCAAGCAGGCTCACTACACCAAGGACGGTGTACGGCACCCGGGGCGACTTGCCTACCGGCTCTACATCCAGGGCCGGCACCTGGATCGGCTGTTCCACATGCCCCGCAAGCGAGAGCGTGTCGCCAAGTTCAACGGGGGAGACGTCGAGCCTTGGCACCGCGTCGTCTCGGTCGAACCGACCGACGTCGACAACTCGCGGTGCATCACAGTCGACAACCTGAACCACTTGTACGTGACCGACGACTACATCGTCACGCACAACTCCTGGTCCCTGCTCGCGCTGGCCCTCCGGACCTGCGTGCGCTACCCCGGGATCCAGATCTTCTGGTTCCGCCGCTCTTTCCCCGAGCTGAACCAGTCTGTCCTGCGTACCCTCGCCCGCTACGGGTACGCCCGCCGTCTCGGGGCGCGCTGGGACGGCTCGAAGTACGAGCTGCGGTTCCGGAACAGCGCCGGCAACAGCGTTCTGACGTTCGGCCACGCCAAGAACGTCCAGGAAGCGTCCTCGCTGTCCTCCGCCGAGATCAACATGCTGATCCTCGACGAACGCACCACGATGCCGCCGGATGTCGTGGATTTCCTCTACACCCGCATCCGGTCCGGCGTCGCCGGCGTCCCGTGTCTCGGCTCGAGATCGGCTAGCAATCCCGGGCACGTCGGACATGGCGTCGTCAAGGCCAACTACGTCGACGCCACCGACTACGGCGCCAAGGAGATCATCGACCCCGCGGGGCGCCGCCGGATCTTCATCCCGGCCAAGGCAACCGACAACCCGCACGTCGGCGACTACTCCAAGACCCTCGCCGGCATCGCAGACCCCGACCTGCGGGCCAGGATCCGGGACGGAGACTGGTCGGCCATGCCCGACGCTGCGTTCCCCGACTGGAAGCGAGACAGGATCGTCGTCCCGCCCTTCACCGTCCCCGACGAGTGGATCCGCTACGGCGGCATGGACTACGGCTGGGCCGCCCCGGCCGTCTACCTGGCCGCCGCCAAGGACGCCGACGGCCGCATGTGGTTCTACCGCGAGCTCACCATGGTCCAGACCCCGGAGGTCGAGCAGGCCAGGAAGATCCTCGAAGCGAACCGCGGCCTGCGGATCGCGCTGGTGTCCGCCGACCCGGCGATGTGGGGTAAGACCGGCTCCTCGCTGCCGCCCGCCGACAAGATGGCCACCGAGGGCTTGGCCCTAACCAAGGGCGACAACGACCGCCTCGGCGGCAAGGCCCGCGTGCATACCTACCTGCAGGAAGCCCCCGCCTGCGCGCACCACCGCGCACTGGGCTGGGCCACCTGCCCGATGCTGCACATCCTCGACGGCGCCTGCCCCCAGCTAGTCACCACCATGGCCGACCTCCCACGCGACCCCAACCGGCCCGAGGACGTCAACACCGACGCACCTGACCATTGGTATGACAGCTGCAGGTATTTGCTGATGGGCATCGGTGGCGGCCCGGAGTACCCGATTGTAGACGGCCCGCCGGAAGAGCTGCTGGGCCAGACCTCTTACACCCTGGTTGGCGGCGTGTTCGCCACCCCCACCCCCACGTCGAGCTCGGGCAGCTGGTTCGACGACGATGACGACTCGCCCCGGCCCGGTGCCGTGACTACCACCTCCCCATGGTCCTGACCTGATCACCCTGTGAGGAGGGCCTGTGGCACTGCCCTCCTGGATGCGCTTCCGCCGGACGCGCTACGACATCACCGAGGCTGCGCCGTCCACCGAGCTCGCCCCCAAGACCCCTCCGCGGGCTGGCTTCGAGTACGGCATCCCGCGCGGTGGCATCGACGAGTACAACCAGTCGATCGGGGCCTCGACCCAGTCCGACCGCAAGACTCTGATGACGGAGCTGTACGACTCCTTCATCTCCTGCCCGTGGGCGTTCGCTGCGGTCAACGCGGTCGCGCGTACCACCACGGCCGGCGGCCTGGTCACCGACTGGAACTCGGACACCGGCGAGGGCGACCAGGAGATGCCCGACAAGCCGCCGCAGGTCTTGGCGCTGGAGCGGCTGCTGGCCTTCACCAACCCGCGCGAGGACATCCGGCAGCTGATGCGCGGCGTGATCACCGACCTCATGGTCTTCGGTGACGCTTACATCGAGGTCGTGTGGGTCGGCAGTCTGCCGGTGGCGCTGTACTCCCTGGACGCGCCGACGATGTACCCCAAGGCCGACGAGCACGGCGAGATCACGGGGTACGTGCAGGTCACCGACTTCGGGCAGCGCGCGACGTTCACACCCCGCGAAGTGATCCACATCTCGATGGACGCCCCGCGGTCCGGGGTGTTCGGCGTCTCGCCGATGCTCGCCGCGCAGGTGCCCATCACCTCCTGGATGTTCGCTGCCGCGACCGGCAAGGAGATGTTCCGCAAGGGGCTGCCGGCCACCATCCACGTGGACTTCCCGGCCGGGATGCAGCCCGGCGAGATCAACCGGTGGATGGCTCAGTACGCCCAGAAGAACATCGGGCCGCGGAACATCGGCACGCCGATCCCGACGAAGAACGGCGGCCGGATCACCGAGCTGCAGCACGGCCGCACCGCCGACGTCGAGACCTGGCTGGACCAGAAGCGCGACGAGATCCTCGCCGCGATGGGCGTCCCGCCGGCGATGGCAGGCGTCATCGAGTCCGGGCACCTCGGCAGCGGCACTGGCGAGTCGCAGATGAAGACCTTCAGGGTCAACACCTGTGAGCCGATCGCACAGCTCGTCCTGGAGAAGATCAACTACCACGTCGTGCGCGTGGGTTTCGGGATCAGCGATTGGTACGTGAAGTTCGGCGACGTCGACCTGCGCGACAGCAAGGTGATCGAGGACATCCGCGACACCCGCCTGCGCAACGGCTCCTGGACCCTGAACCGCTACCGCACAGAGATCGGCGAACCGCCCGTCGACGGCGGCAACGAGGCCGTCCTGGTCGACCGCCAGAACATCGTCATGTGGTCTGACATGGACGCCATGTCCAAGGCCACTGTCGGCAAGACCGCAGCCGGCGCACCGGGTGCCCAGCCGGCACCCGCCGCTGCTCCCACACCCGCACCCGCGCCGGGTCCGGATGACAAGGACACCGCTGACAACGCCGCCGCCGGCGATGAAGGTCCGGGGGCCAGCGAGCGGTGGGCGCGGCTGTACCGCTTCCGGCTGCGTGAGGCCCTCGCCAACCTGCCCGCCGATGAGGACCTGCAGGAAGCAGCATGACACAGCCCACTGACCTCGACGGCGACGACGACCTGGACGACGGGAACCCCGACGTCGCCGAGGAACCCGACGACGAGCCGGGCCACCCACTGCGCGCCGAGGACTGCCAGGCCCTACTCCCGAAGATCATCAGCTGACGGGAGGGCCGCGGTGCATCCGATCGCGCCGTACGCCCGCCACGCCTACGCCGCAGGCCTCGCGCGCTCCGGCGGCCCGATCAACACCCGCACCCGGGCCGGCTGCCGGGCCGCCGTCGCGCTGGCCTGCGAGCACGCCGACGACCCGCAGATTTTCGAAGTTACGCTGAAACTCGGCTCCCTGGAAGGCACCTGGGCCGCCATCTTCGACCGGCGCGACCAGCTCGCCGCCGACCAGATCAAGCTCGTCACCGACGTCTGGCGCAGCGCCTTCACCAGCCAGGCCATCGCCGACATGGTGCGGGACTTCCGCAAGAGCCTGACCGACGGCGTCACCGAGGCTGACTCCGACCAGGGCATCCTCGCCCGCGCCATTCGCGCTGTGAAGATCCTCCTCGGGGCGCTGCCCTACGGCGAGGCCTGGGCGAAAATCCGCACCGCGCTGCGGAACGCGGTTGCCGCCGGCCGCGCCGAAGGCGTTGCAGATGCCGTCGCCCTGGCCGCCGAGCGCACCGGCCGCATCGGCCTGGACTTCAACATCGCCTTCACCCACGCCTACGAGCAGCTCGCCAAGCTCGAAGACCTCTGGGGCGAGGCCGACGGCTGGCTCGGCCGGATGCTCGGACGCGCCACGGACCAACTCGGCCGCGCCCTCGCCGCCGCTGCCGAGGCCGGCGCGCCCTACGCAGACATGCTCGCCGCTGCGACCGACATCCTGGACAGCCCAGACACCGACGCAGTGTCCTTCATCGTCGACTGGGCCCTGAACACCGGCATGGCCCAGGGCGCGCTGAGCCTGTACCGGTCCGAGGGCGTCACCCGCGTCTCCTGGCTCACTGCTGGAGATCTTAGGGTCTGTCCTATTTGCGAGGAAAACGAGCAGAAATCGCCCTGGGCAATCGAGGATTTCCCCGACATTCCCGCTCATCCCCGCTGCCGGTGTGTTCCGACCTCGGAAGTTGACTTCCCGCAGTCCTTCACTGACGCCCTCGTCGCCGCCTGACCCCTCGCCACAGCACGCCCCAGGAGCACCCGTGCACTCGAACTCGTCCGCGAAGCTGCTGTGGACCTCCAAGACCCAGCCCGGCACCACCCTGGCTGCCTCCAGCGACTCCGGCACGCCCCCGATCGATCTGCGCTACGCCAGCTCCCTGTGGCTCGCCGTCCACGTGGGCGCCGTGACCGGTACCAACCCGACCCTGGACGTCTACCTGGACCTGCAGGACGCCGCCGGCAACTGGTTCACCCAGGTACTGCACGCCAACCCGCAGCTCACCGCCGCCGGGTTCGCTTCGGGCTCCGCAGGGCTCCACCTGCCCTCGGGCACCGGCCTGGCACCGGTCGTCCTGCCCGAGTACGGCCGCGTGTCTTGGACCGTCGGCGGCACCGCCAGCCCGACCTTCACCAACACGGTCATCTCGCTGTACGGCCGCTGACCC